GAATACCAGAAGCTGCATCAACCAATTGGCTGACCGTCCCTGACGGTTTGACACACGTTACAGCGACACTTTGATTGATACCTATCTTTTTAGCAAACTCAGCATTTGTTTTTACAGCCTCTTCACGCAACTCGTCCAACAAGTCAGACAACTTACCTTTCTTACCATTTGTGTACTCACAATCCATAATACCAGTAAGAGAGACTCCTAAAAGTCTCTCTTCTTCACAATTGTTTTTCCATGACTTTGAAACATACTTGAAGTTAACAAGTGTAGATTGGAATGTGCCTAGAATCGTTGCAAGACGAACCTTCTCCAAAAGGGACTCCCGATTATCAGATGCACGAACTACAACCTCTGACAGATTACAGAACTCACGATTACGTAGGATAATCTCCGAACAAGGATTTGTACCAAACTCATGGTCTGTATCTCTGCGACCATTCTTTGCAGCCATCTTAACTGCACTCTCACGATTAAAGATACCACGTTCACCAGACTTGGAATCATATAGAGCTTTCCACTCATCCATAAAAATACCCATGTCTGGTTTCTCTGCATAACAAGCACTATTGTTTGCAAGGGCCCGTTGACCATTCTCATTCCACCACTGGCCAGATTTAGCATGACGCATACGATCATCAGATAGGTTCGATAAACTGATCAAGGCAGACCTACGCACACCGCCTACGACTACAACTTCAGCAATCTTACATACTAGGTCATGTGCTTCTAAAGAAGACAATTTACGTCCAGCAGCATTCCTAAAAATATCCACCGCAAAATTAAACAGACTTTCTAGAGGTTCTGGGCCAGATGCTCGGCCACCAAATGTTTTGAGGGGAGCACCAGCGGGACGTACCTTAGACAAATCCCAACGTGGAATCTGACCGATATACAGCATACCAACCAATTCTTTAAGTCCTTTAGCCCATCCTAACTTAGAATCTGCAACTGTGATGACTGTATCAGATGGATGAAAATCTTCAGAAACCCTAGGCAACTCATTCACAAATTGACGTTCTACACTGAAACCTACACCTGTTCCGTTCATAAGAACATACAGGATTTCATCAAATGCCTGTACACGATCAACTGCAACATATGAACAGTTATATCCAGCAATGTTCTCACGTTTTAGAGCTTCCCCAGCAGTCATAAGACACCGCATAGAAGGCATAACTCCCAACCCAAGAACAGCCTGTTCCAATTCATCTCTCAACGACTTGGGCAACTTGTATTCGTGCATCTCATTCATATGTTCAGTGAAGAAATTAAAATATCTAGATACCGTTTCATCCCACGTTTCTCGCCTCTTCTTTTCAGGCAACCATCGTGAATAACGTGACAAGTGAATAAATTCTTGGTAGGATGTTGGTAGGTGATTAGACATGTATTTTTCTCCATTCGGCAAATCGTAGCTGAGCTGCGGCACCCTGATAGGTGTTGTTTGTTATTATGTCCTCAACTGGTATATTAGCCAAGACCATATCATTAATATCTTTTTCTTTTATACTATCTGGCCAGATAACAATCTTTCTGTCCTGTAGAATTAGTTTTTCTATCTGTTTACAAATCTCTTTGTTTCTTGGTTCGTTATCAAAGATAACTGTAAAATCTCCATAACCCAACCTGTCAAAGTCAGACCCACCCACAGCAAGACAATTATCAATGAATAAACTATCCAGTGGGCCTTCTACGACATGAAAATGTTTGGAAGTATCTACTCTATCTAAACCAAATATTTTATCACTGTCTTTTAATTTTATAGTGATATATTTTGGTTTCTCACTTCCAAATGCTCTTCCTTGGTATGCAAACACTTCTCCTTCTTTATCACGAAACGGTATTATCAACCTTGGATGATCTTTGACCAAGGAAGGGAATTTATTTGGTATTAATGTATTTGTAAACTTATAGAACGATTCGCAGAGAAATAAGTCTTTATAGGAGCTGATCGGTAACTTTCGTTTGTCAATAATTTTTCTAGCAGGATGGTCTTCTCCCAATTCTTGAAGTGAAATGAGAGAGTTGAAAACATCTTTAGGTTTAAAAACTGGTTCATTAAAAGTAAACTCTGGCTCTGGATTGGTTGACTTGACACCTTTGCGATATCGTTCTATTATATAGTCATCGTAAGTTTTTGAGTCTATATACTGGATCAGTTTTGCTAGAGTTGTCCCAACACCACAATTATGACATTTGTAGAATAGGTCATTCTTCTTGCGATAGACAAATCCACGAGCCTTAGTTTGTGATTTTTTGGAGTCACCACAATACGGACACCGAAAGTTCCAAGTATTGTTACCCTTCGGTTTGAACAGTTTCAGTTGTGGTGAGATGATATTCAGATATTTCTGGTCTATAAAGGTCATAGAGCAGATAGTATAGGATTAGGGGTGTATTGTCAAGTCCCTTATCCCATATCTATAAATTTATGAATTAAGAATCCTATTACGATTGAGCCACCATATACTACGTGTCTCCACTTTTCCAGAACACCAATTCGATTGTTAAGTTCTGTGTGTAGTTTTTGTATTTCTATATTCTGCAATCTGTGTTGTTCAGATGCAGCTGACATGATTTCTTTTGTGTTGGTAGTAATACGAGAATGTAGTTCATCAATTTTAGCAGTCAACTCTGTTCTGCGAACTTCTATCTGTTGTTCTGCCTCAACTATCGCTTCCTCTTGTCTTGCAATCTTTTCTTCGTGGACTGCAAGCATACGATGGATTGAGTTGGAAACATCAGTTAGTTTCTCAATAGCAATGTCTAGTCTATCATGAATCTTTTTTTGATCATGAAGTTCTTTTTTGAGAAGTTCAACTTCTGTTTCCAACTCAGCCATTATACTAGTCCTTCTTAAAAATTGACCAGACACCCCAAGCAAGAGCGCCCCAAAGAATAACTTTGGTTAATGGAATAGCGAAGAATAAAACCGCAACAGCGGCAGCAACAACGATTGCTCCTTGATGACTTGATCCTTCTCCTACTCTTTCAGAAATCCAATTGCTTATCATGATTTGTCTCCTTTTTCTAATTTGTTAACTCTGGCTTCAAGTTCGTCAATCTTTAGACTGACATTGGGGAAATTCTTCTTCCAATTCTTTTCATCTGCAAGAACCTTCAATCCCAACTTTTTAGAAGCCCATGTCGAAACATCGTCAACTTTTTTGTAGAACCATACACCAGCTTTGGTGTCTGCAAACCATGAGTCTGCGGCGCTACCTAGAATACTACCAGCGATACTGCTGATTATGAAAAACCACATTACAAATTCTTTCTATTTTCATGTTGAGGGGCAATACGTTTTTTTGCTTTATCTAAGTAATTACTAAATTTCCAATCCCAAACCCAAGGGATCATACCATGTATTAGCATAAAAATACTAACCCACAATGCAGAGATACTTTCGCACCACGCAAATTTTAAGTGCTTAAAATATGACAACCCAACATCTTTGGGATGATTTTTGTTTATCATGTCTAACCCCAATCTGTTTTGGGTTCACACATTGTGCATCTGCAATTCTTACAAACCTCTATCTGGCCTTCTATACCATGATTATAAGGTTCACGGGAGTAGTCTTTCATGAGAGGTACTCCACAATGAGAATCATGTCCACAATTTTTACACTTACTCATTAGGTTCTCCACTTGCGGGCCAACGTCCGAATAGACGAACAGACCAATACGCACTATACATTTTGAATTTTGATACTTTAGGATCAGCTGATTTCATACCCAACAAGAAAATCTTGTCAGCAAGTTTACGACAACGCTTCCACTTTAGTTTACTCATATCTTCACTGTGAAAATATTCTCTAAGAGTCGCATACAAGTGATCATGGATAACCGCTGCACGAGCAACGTCCCAAGGTGCGATTACATTCCACGCAACACGAGGCACAGAAGCCAAGTCTGTTACCATACCTTTCTTGCACGTAATCCTGTTTGTTCTGTCACCACCAGAGTTTGCAATGTTTACACCAATTTCCTGTAGTGTGTCCATGTCATCATCTGTTATACCATGATCATTTCCTACTGTAAAAGATAGGCCTTTTTCTAGTACCCATGTTTTAGGTGGAGTAAATTCAGCACTTATTTTACCATTGAATTTACAGCTCATTTCTTTTCTCCATCCATTCTTGGTTTTACTGCGTTTTCATAGTAAATAATAATCTGTTTTTGTTGTTCGATATATCGCCTCAACTCTGCAAAATTTAGTGACAAATTTTCATAGTCTTTTACGGACATTGCAATATAAGAATCACCACCATTTTTCTTGGCATATTCTTTTACGAATTCATCATAGTTTACTTTCGAAACTACCCAAATCTTTACATCATTTAGTTGAACTTGCTTCGGTCTTGCTTGAATTGGAACCTGTGTTTGCACTGTTTTTGTTACAGTTACCACTTTTGGTTCCGGCATCATCCCACACCCCATTAGGGTTAGTGACATCAGCAAGACAGTCCCATAACCTATTAGTCGCATTTTGCATCTTCTTTTCTATATAACTTGGCCTCTTATTTGCCAAGTGTGTTAAATTGTGTTTTCTCAAAGTATTACGTAACTGATCACCATACCTTGTGGCAGTCTGCAATTCTTTCTGTAACCCTTTATTTAGTTCGTCTAACTTTTCACGGTCTTCAATCATGATGTTGATAGTCTCTTCTTGTATCTTTGCAGCCTGTTCTAACTTTGCACTATTCTCTGCAAGTGTTTGAATACGCTGTTGTGTATCTTTATAGTAGATATATCCACCATAACCAACACCACCTATGATACCCATAATCAATATAAACATATAGACCTTAATCATTTTTTCTTCTTCTTTCCACCTCTAGGTGCGTTCAAGTCTGCCATTGGTTTTGCTGTTCCAAGTGCTGGGCCGTAAGTCATCTCCTGTGTCTTTTTTTTCAGTGTCTCAATAAACCGACTACCATTCTTTGCATTTTCTCTTTTTTGTTTGGCAGCTTCAAGTTTAGCACGATGTTCTCTGTATGCCTTAGTGCGAGCATCAAACTTTGCACCCTCACGGGTCATTAGAACACTCTCATCTTCCTTCTTCTTTTTCCTTCTAATCCCTGGCTCACCTTGAGGGCCGACACCAATACCAGCAATATTACCACTGCCTGCCATGTTGGCCGGTGCGTCTTCCTTCAGACCAGAGTGGGGATCAACCACTGTCCATTTAAGTTTCATTGATATCCTCCAAACTTATGTACATTTTTTCTTGTGTCTTTATATGCAAAACAGGGAAAATACCTAGTCCTAATATGGTGTCAACTGGAGATTCATCATCAATCGCAAGAACCTTGTCGCCCTTCTTAGCGCCATCTTCCTCGTCTTCTTTACTAAGAATATCTTTGTTAAGTTTATATTCTCCTTTAGGTAGAACTTCACCAAATCCTATTACCTCTTCTGAAATAGAATTATCTAGCTCTATACCTTCTTCCTTTAGATATTTCATGAATTCTTTTTCGAACACATCTGGATCATCTACAGATTCCTTAAACGTATCCTTGAGAAGAAACAACGCAGCTGCATACGTACCCAACTTAGTCCTAAGTCCCGGCACCTTACTAAAAATTCTTTTGATATTAAAAACAAGTTTGTGTAAAACAGTATAAGCAGACTGTTTCTCAATGGTATTCAGAGGATTTTTCTTAATCTGCACTTGACCGTATTTGTCTGTGGGCCCTATTCGTTTACCCTCTTTGTCAACAATACCTAGTTTAAAAGCGTCTGTCTTCTCGAATGGTGTTACGAGAAGTTTAATAAATCTGTATGTAACGAATAAATCTATCGCTCTTCCCATTACAGTTTCCTTAAAATGTTAAATACCTCTACATTTGGGCGTATATCTGGTAGTTCATCATCATGAAGCATATTAAGATATAGTAAAAATGATTTCAATGTAGACCAGTGATCCATTTGTATTTTGAATAACAATAGTGTAACACAGGCTTCCGGCCCAAATAAGTTATTCAAAATGATAATATGATTCAATAAAAGTCTTTCTTTCAAAACACCAGAATCTTTGTATTTTCGCAGAAGACGTTTAACATACTTAAACCTCTTCATATCATCATGAAACTCTTTTTCACCTTCACACTGTGGATTGTCATAGTGTTTAATTGCAAACATTATAACATTATCAGCCGTTATTTTTTCATACATGCTATTTTATTTCAGCACGAATATCCATTGTGTTGTGTGCGGTTTTTGTATACACAAACTCAAGGGTCAAACCACCCTCTACATCAGATAGACCATCATCATTTACGAACTCATCATGGGGTGTTTCTGGCAATTTACCGAAACGTCCACCATAGAGTGTCAAAGGCATCATTACTGAACCAGCATCTTCCATAAAAGGTGCGGCTTCTGAAAAAGTCAACCCCATCTTGGACAGAGAACTACGAACTTGTCGCACAAAAGGTTCCTCTGTTTCAAACGGGCCGGACTCAGACAATTTTCCCATTAACGCATTAATCTTTCGAATTACATTCGGGTCAGCAAAACCAGCAGCTTGACCTTCAGCAGCAGAAGGATTATGTACACTATTATAGGAAGTTTCTGATAAAAAATCCTTAAATCTCTTACTCATTGTTCTTTTCCTCATCTTTTCGAGGTTGTTCATCAGCCTCAAAAGGTGTATCAAGAAGTCTCTCTTCTAAAATACGAGCCCTCTTTTTCTTTTCAACTTGGGGTTCCACTATTTCTGAAAGAACCTGTGCCATATTTATCTCCTAAAAAAATGGGGAGAGGAGCATAAACCCCCCTCCCCACAATAACGGTATAGAACGATAATCGTCCAACTATTAGTTGGCGATATCGATCAAGCCGAGGTCTGTAGCAACAGTGATCTGCGAAAGCAGAGCCCAGTGAGCGCCAGTCCACATCAGCATAGCTGTGTCACCGTCATCAACGAAGTCAAGGTCAGCAAAACCAACCGCATCCGTAACAGCAAGGATGGAGTTACCACCGTCTGTGTCATGGATGATGATCTTCAACTGTCCAACAACCGTGCCGTCAGCAAGAGTTGTAGCAGTGTTTGTACCACTGGACTGAAGAAGTGTCAGAGCGTGCGTAATAGAAAGCGCAGTCTGAGAACCGTCCGAGATATCTTCAACCGAATTCGAAAATCCGATAAAAGAAGGAAGGTTGTTGATGAAGTTAGTTACACTAACTTTTTTGTTGATCGGTGTGCCGGTCGGATCATCGATCACATGTAGAAGGTCAGCACCAGCAATACCTGTAGAAAGGTCTGTAAGGGCTGTAATTTTCTTATCTGCCATTTTGGCTTCTCCTTATAAGAACCCACTTGATTGTGGGAATGTTACTGTAGATATTAACTTTCGTTATTCTCTACATCACTTGATGCATTATTTAGTTCGTTAAGAAACTGGTCACATTGTTGAATTGCCCCTGTAAGAGCGTTCACCAATGCAATAGCTTCTAATTTTTGTTTCTCAAGGACTTGAACATTACTCTGTTGTTGTTCCAAATCCTTGAGAAGTATTCCTTTACGTGTCACAATTTGTTCTTCACTTAAACTCATGATACCTCCATTTCAAATCATTGTATAGTTATTTATAACAGTTATTATGATGCAGTAACAGTTACACCATTTAGTACCGAAGCAGAACCAGTAGAAGAACCATTCTGTGTGTACACAGCAATGTCACTAGTACGATCTTCTGCAAGAAGGCCATCATTAGCATTTGCAGCCGTATCCTGTACCAGTTTGTCATCACCATCGTTATCAGGTGTGCCTTCTTCAAGAGCACCGATGTAAACATCAGAATCACCACCTGTAAATACCAGATCAGTAATGTCTGAAGTTCCACCAACACCAGCAATCGTGAAGTCAACGCCTTCCATGTGAATTTCATCACCAGCGTTAGCATCCGTATCCTGTACCAGTTTGTCGCCAGGCACATCTCTTGCACCTTCTTCCAACATCAGTCCAAGAATAGAACCACCGTCTTCTTCTGTGATATCAGCAGTACCGTTAAAGACAATTGCAGTACGACCTTCTGCGGCAGCATCACCAACACCACCACCATTAAATGCGAGGAAACCAGCAGCTGCGTTAGTTTGCACTGTTCCTCTGAAAGTGATTTGGTTAGTGCCTGTACCAGAGAAGTACATACAAGCCACTGTACTGTCTTCTACCATGTCCGAAACACCCAAACGAGACAATAAAATGAATGCCTTGTTGGTTACAGTCTGGTTAGCAGACCATGCAGCCGATGTAACATCAACCGCCTCGTCAAACGTGATAATAATGTCGAATGTTCCAGTGTCCGCAACCGCACCTTGACTAAATCCGATTGATACTGGTGTAGCAGAACCAAAAACGTCTGCCAAATTACGAATACAAACCAGAACTTCCGGCTGTGCATTTGCGTTGTCATTACCAGAGTTCGCATGGCCAGGCGATAACGCCCACCCACCACTTGTGGCAATGGCATCTTGTCTCGCACCAGATGATCCCTGAGCATTGGAATCAATTGGTAGAAACTTGGGACGGCTATCCGCCGATGTACTTTTTCCCCATAAACCCATTGTTTTTCTCCTTTATAAAGGTGTGTTACCTTTATTTATCTTATTTGAACCCTAGACTTTTTAATTCTGAAAGAGATTTACTAGTATCTGTATGATGTATACCGATACCACCTTTTTTCTCCCACTCTACGATATTCTTAGCATAATCATCAATTAGGATATTAGGTATTTCATCCGTCATAGCATATTTTTGTTTATCAGCCCGCCTGACTAGGTTAATATTACTTCTTTTAATGTCTGTATATTTCGCTAACCACTTCTTCTTACCATCTCTGGAATTAGGATCACGAGCAGAGTATGCTGATAGGATAAAAGGATCATGACGAGAAATGAATTGCCAGAGTTTTTTACCCCCCGGCATCCATTCTAGATTTGCCCAAAAACCTTTAGTTTGGTTAATTTTGTTCCACCTATCATCTTTATCAGCATGAACAAAAGAAGAACCCACTGCTTCATCAGCACCCTTCATAAAATTACACAATACCTGATCCATATCACAGTAGATATCGCCTATGTCCTCGTCTGACGAGGATTCTAAAAGTTGCCATAATTCTTTCATAATACATTATTTCTTTTCTTTGATCTTTGGATCAAGTTCAACGGCAGCCACATCTTCACCTGTATCTGCCTTGTTTCCCTCTTTCTTGGGTTTGGGTTTGAAACCTTTCAAAGCATCTTTACCACCTGTTGCAAGACGTTTCATTCCACCCTCTTTCATCTTTTTCTTTCCATAACCCTCTTCATAACCCCAGACTTTAGCAATAGCCTCTTTCATAGATGCAACCTTCATTTCTTTAGCAACATCCAAGACATCCTTGCCTTCTTTCTTAGCCTTCTTACGGAGTTTTGCAAGATCAGAACCTTCGATCTCTCCATCGCCATCAACGTCAAGTTTTTTCTGTTTTGCAGATAACTTTTCATCAATAACTTCTTCAGTTGCAACCATAGGAGCGGGTTCATCAGCACGTTTCATCTTCTTTGCAGAGTCTTTAACGTCTACGTCCAACTCTTCACGGTCTTTTGGATTTACTTGAGAAGATGCTTCTGTCCACATTGCAATAATTGTGTCCCTAAGATTTTTGGGTTCTGCCCAATCAGGACTTGCAGCCTCATTAACAGCAACTTTAAATTTCATATTACGAGGCAAATCTTTTAAATCGTCTAACAAATCCTTCGCATTTTTACTATGATCAATCTGAAGTGAATTGCCTTCTTGATTGAAATCATCATAAGGAGGATTACCGCCAGCCCAAATTTCATTATTGATATAATCATAAGCTTTTGCTGCTGTACTCTTATCTTTAAAGTCTATCTCAAGGTATTTTGCTTCATCAAGTTCAACTTCTTCTTCAACTGCCTCTGCAACATCATACCCTTTCTTCATAAATTTTTCTTTGTCTTTCTTGTCAATAACTTCAACCTTACCGTTTTTGACAACCATCATTTCTTTATCAGGGTCTTTCAGTTGACGACTCATCTTTTCATTGAGGTCTTCAGTTTCCAATATTGTGTAATACTCGTCTAATTTAGATTCTATGATTTCTAATTGTTCAATCATAGGATCATATTGATCACCATATGCTGTTCCTGTTTTAGCTGCCTTCTTGATTTTACCACCAATGTCTTTTGCCTTTTGAGCACCAGCCTTTACCTTACCAAAGGCCTTTCCGATCATAGAACCACCGACCTTTTTCTTGATTTTACCACCCGCCTTCTTTGCACCAGCTTTAACACCCTTAGCAACAGTCTTACCAGCAGCTTTAGCAATATTTCCCAATAT